AGCTGGCCAGGGAAGGAGTTATCTTCCATCAGGTCTGTGGACCCAGCGGCGTCATTGAATAGCTTAATGACCACTTCCAACGACTGCATGAACCAGCTCGGGAGCTGGGGAGGCTCCAACCTCTGGACCATCGGGATGCCCTGGTCGGACAGGCCATTCTTGATGGCGCCGGGGTAATCGGTCGGGATGTCGTCGGGGTCCACTCCAACCCCGAGGAGCAGGGTCGAATAAATGGTCGAGTTAGCCTGCTCCCCCAGTTGGCTCAACCTCTTATTGAGGAACCTCTGCGGCGCGACCATGGGGGTGATGTAGGCTTTGGTCCAGTGGGAGGTCGTGACAGGGTCGAAGTGGAAATCCACCAGCGGGATCTCCGCAGTCTCATAGGGGATTTCGCCTGAGTGGAGGACCGTCTGCCCCGGCACCCAGCAAACATATCTCCCCTTGGGGTTGGTCAGACTGGCAGGCTGATAGGACTCAATCAGGATCACCATTGGAGGGTCATCGGCCGAGGCCGACCCCTGCACCATCGGGACGAGGTCCTTGAGGTAAGTCCCGCCTGAGGCATCCCCACCATCGGCGTTGATTCGGGAGGAGATCAGACTGAGGTCAGACATCTTCTCCACTTGGGGAGGAGGCTGCCCCTCGACGGTGAAATTCTCCTTAACCCAACCTAGGGTCTTGATCCGGGCAATATGGACCCACTGATCAGGGGCGAGGTCCGCCACGGAGCGGACTCCGTTATCGATGAAGATATTGAAGGGGCCGAGGATCTCCGAGCCGACCTCTCCATCAATCTGAGGTTCCTCATAGATGATGAAGGATTCCTCAGTCGCCAGGCCAGCCTCGATCAGCTGGTCGCGCTGGGTCTCAGTGATCGGCTCGCCATCAGGCTCGGCCACTGGTTTGAACAGCAGCTCGCCTGACTCATCAAACACAGCCTTAGCCTCAATGGTAGCATTGGGGACCCAAGGGACGAACTCGTAAGCCGTCCCTCCAACCCCCAGCCAGAAGAGGCGCTCCCGCATACGGGAAGGCTCGTCTAGTTTCTCATCCAGGGCGATGATCATCCGGTCCACTACCTCGGCCTCCTCGATGGCCTGAGGGTCCTTCTTATTCGGCCTGGCTTTGAACGGGGCGTTGAAGGCGCTCATCCGGCCCATCCACTTGTTGAACCTCGGGGCCACTAGGTTGAAGGTCAGATTGAGCTTATTCTTATCCCCCTGATCCTCCAACTGGAGCTGCTTGTTGGCATACTTAACATGCTGCTCGTCATTCAGGAAGCAGAGGTTGATCAGAGTGGACCCTTCCACTCCTCCAGACTTCCTGGCCTTTTGCAACTTCAGCCGCTCGAAATCCTTGGTCAACTCATCCAGCAGGGCCTTCCCTGCCGGCTCTGGCACTAGGGGGACCGCTGTTTTCTCAGTCTCATTCGCCACTGGGCGTCTCCTGGGCCTGTTTGGCCGCATTCTCCAAGGCAGTCTCCAGGCGAATCACCCGAGCTGCCAGTTGGTCAACAACTCCGACGAGGATTTTCACAGCCTCCTTGGCGGAGGACATCTCAAAACTTAACTGGGAGGCGAAAACCTCCAACACTTTCTCTAGCTCAGTGATTCGGTTAGAGGAACTCACGCAAACCTCCCAAGGTGGATGTTTCCTGATTGGTCCCGACGTTTGAGGCCCTGAGACTCGGCCCAGGTCCTGGCGGGCTTGGCTGACTCGATGGGCTTGCCTTCTGGTCGGCGGGCGAGGATGTGCTCTAGGCAATCCAGTGTGTGGTCCCGGTCCTTCACCCGCTCAAACCGCCCACTCATCGAGGCCTCCTCAGGCCACGCGGCGTTTTCTAGTTCAAACGGCAGCACCGTCAGCCACGGGGCGAGGTAGATCCGGTTGTTCTGGAAGTATTCCCGCGTAATCTCCGTTCGAGTCTCCTTGCTAGATTTCTCCGGCAAGAGTCCCACCCCATAATGGCGCATCTCGTTCTTAAACTGGGTGTTGGGATCGGCCCAGAAGTCTGGGCGCCCACCTAGTTGGCGGACCCTCTTGCCAGTCTGGCCGCACCACTGAGGAATACTCATCGTCTCGTCGCGCTCGATGGCGCCGGCCACATACCTATAATTAGGGAACTCCTCCAACACATACGCCGTTCCGTTGGGGTCGAAGGCCACGGTCAGGGCGCTATAATGGGTCCCCGTGTCGGCCCCTGAGATCACAGTCCAGTTCGAGGGAACCACCACGGTGTCCCGATTGACCACGCCTCCGGGGAACAACCCTGAGTCCACCCCAAACGCCCGATCCCCCCGCTGATAAGGAAAAACCTGCCCAACAAACTTGCCCATCCGGCCGTTGTAGTGAATCTCAAACTTCTCCTTGGTCATCAGGAGGGCATCCCGCTGCTTGGCTTTGGCATCGAAGGTGAAGGGGTTTACTTCCGCTCCGATCGAACAGGTGCAATGCCACTCTGGGTCGAACCCGTGTCCCATTTGGTGGAGCTGTTCGATCCATGGTCGGTCAGGGGTTGTCGCAAAATAGGCATATCCCCGCCGGGCACGGAGGTTCTGAGAGAAACTAGTGAAGCACTCAATACCGGGAAGTTGGTAAGCCTCACAATAGACATAGGCATCAATCTCCTTACCCTTGAGGGTGTCCTTGCGTTCCCAGCTGCGGGCGGTGAACTGACACCCATTGGCCATATCGAGGTGCATCTTGCCGTCCCGAGGGCGGTTCTGCACCGAATCGGCCTTGAGGTTCATCCCCCTCTCACTAAGGAGGAACTCAATCAGATAGGTGAACTCTGGCTCACAGATGTCGTATTCGAGCCCAACCAGATTAACTCTAGCTCCGGGGACTGCTGCAAAACCGCTAGCCCACAACGCAGCCCCAAAAGACTTACCGATCTTAAAAGCCCCGAGGTCAGCAAGAAATCTTGCACGGCCTGCTGGACGACTTCGATATCCTGCTCTAATGACGCTGCCGTCGGGGTTTCTAATACTAAGCCCGTCTGAGTCTTCATCGCCTGTTAACTCCACTCCATCGCTAGCACACCAAACCATCCTCTGGTGGAGAAACGGGGCAACTTCAAGTCGCTCACATACAGCCTCTCTAAATTCGGTGACCAGCAGGTCCCTGGTGTCGTTATCAATTCTAGGTGCCATAAGTAGTTGGGGGGATCACGCCAGCCGCGACACAGACTCGCTGCCTTTTTGCTCGGTCAGTTGCTCGACCGCAGGCTGAACTCCTAACCCCCCTGTCCTGCTCGTCAATCCTTGGTGCCATCTAGGACTCCCGCCCCGGCCACCACCCCTGACCTGACCCTCCGCTTGGACTCGTCCCGCATGTCCATGAGGAACTGTTCGAGGGCGTTGGTCTTGCCGGCCATTCCGGCGAGCTTGGCTTCGAGGGCTGATCGGGCAGTGTCCAGCTTAGCCTTACGGGGCTGGTCAGCCTCTCCATAATGCTCAGAGTGTAAGAGGTAGGCCAGTTGCGAGTAATGGCGATCAAGGGCATATCGGCACATCTCATCCAGAGACATCGAGGTCCAGGGGCGTTTCATCAGGGTGGCGCTGGCGGCCTTGACTAGGCGGGAGCGCATCCACTTTGAGAGCTGCGCCTGCACCTCCGCTGGGTCCTCAGAGTCGGTGAAATAGAGGATCGCATCCGCCGGCGGCAGCCCGGCATGCAGCATCACCGCAAACTGGTGGGCGTTATCGGAGTCTAGGACTGCCATCTTACTTCCTCGGCCACTCCACCACGACTCGGGCCCCACAAATCTCGGCAAATCTGACAAACCACATCAGGCTAGGCTTATTTCGCCGGCCGTGGAGATATTGGCGGACACTATTAGTGGTCACCCCCAGCCGCCTGGAGGCCTCCCCGACCGAGAGGCCGCCCCTGCTCAAGAGGGCCCCCAACAGACGAGCTATCGCCCGCTCATCGCAGACAAGCGGGGTGAGGGAGGTGGTAGCGGCGGACTTGAACGACACAGTAGCTGCCCCTCCAGGGAGGGGAGAGAAAGAAGTGGGGAGGTCAGCCGGGCCGATCCCATCCCCATTAAGGGACTCGTCTGTTGGAGTAATCATAGGTTGGTCTGTCCTGATCTGCT